GGGGAATTGTCCAGCACGGATGGCTTCCTTTAACAAATCTACCTTTAGATAAGGAAAGATTATTTCTCGGGGTGCTCTAATAAGAGCACGATCTTCTAAGTAGAGTTCAATTTGAACTCTTCTATTTAGAACTTCGAAAAGATAAATTTCCATATCTGATTTAGTGGGTTTTCTAGAATTTACTAGTCCAAGACCTCCAAAATCCGTTGAAATATCAACCGATCGAGGAGTCTTTTTCAATTGGCTTTTAGCCATTGAGACTACTAAAGGTTTAGGAAAAACACTTAAAGCTGTAGTAATTGTTAAAGGGTCATCTGGCTTTCGACAAAGACAATTAAACTTGCCTGTTGGTAACACTTTCCACTCTGAGCCTTTTCGGACACAGAGTTGAGAGTTTATGGTACACCAATCAGAACTGATATAGTTCTTACCTATGGATGGTTTTAATCCCATTGATGAAGCAATACGTTTCCAAGAATTAATCTTAGACGTAAAGTCCGCAAAGAGAATATCATCTCCATTTATAAGAGCCTTAATATCATGTAATGATTCGGCTTTTTGTACAATACCAACAGTACAAGCATTCGCAATACACAATATAGGAAACGAAAGTAAACTTCCCATAAGTTGTCCATTTGTCTGCAATAAGTCACTAAGTCCTGTTGATTCAGGATACTTTATGACATGATTCGCAGATTCACGGATAACCCAAGGTCGCAAATTTTGTGGGAGAACTTTTACAAGTTCACTCACAACCGTTTCCATAATGTCCATGTGAAGATTATCAGTAGCTGCTTCATAATCACCTGAAACAAGATAGGGTTTATTTAAATTAATTTTAAATAAATCTATATGTTTACCAGAAGTTAATGAAAAAACATCAAATTTCTTTAATGCTTCAAACATAGCTTTCTGTAAAGGTTTTAGAATCCAGGTATCTGGTTCACCCTTTGTAATCATTCGAACTTTTAATGGTTCCAAAACTGCCTGAGTTTTACACTTAGGCAACTCATTAGGAGGAAGACTAGGATATTGATATCCATAGCCATACTCTCCTATTGGAGCATTAGTAATAGGTTGAAAAACATTTAAGTAATCAACCTCATCGATTTTACAAAGAGAATCCACACGTTCAAAATACGTTGTGATTGCGTTGTCAATTACATACTTTATGAGATCATATTGATCCAAGTGAAGAACGGTCATTTCTTTCCAATTCTTCACTGGGTCTTCGATCCCTATTGTATATAATTTTGTCTTCTTGTCGAAGGCCTTAAGATGGTACGAGGGAGAAAGTCTTCGAAGGATGGCTTCTTGTATATTAATGGTGCGAACACCTATATTGGCTTTAGAATTAGTAGAAAGAACTAAGAATTCAGAACTGAATTTCCTACCTTTTTCTTTTAAATCTGCCATAGGTAAAACACAATCTGCATTAGAACAAATTTGGATGATTTGAGAACAATCTTTTTCATCATCAGACTTTGTAAATACATCGTCTATTTGACAAATAAGTTGGTTTTTATATCCATCCCAATGTTCTGTTGCGATTGATCTCTGGTAACAATTCGTATAATTGTATCCAAATAATTTACTCAATTTCTGAATAATTTTTGAACACAAAAACGATTTGCCAAGACCAGGAGGTCCATTAAAGAAAATACAAACAGGATCAATTCGAGTTTTTGTAGTTAGGCGTCTTAAACCTCCGGAAAATTTTAACCGGGATTCAAGTGCACTTCTACAACCACCCTTTGATCTAGGCCAGTCTAAATATCCTTTTAAAGGAGCTAGATAGGTCTTATTTGTATACAATTTGCCTACTTCTGTAGCAAATTCTCTCGCGTACTGTCTTAAGTGTGATAGAACAGGTTGCGGTGTACTAGCTACAGTAGCTAGTACTTTCCTGTGTTTTTCATAAGTCTTTTGAACCATAGATTCATCAACTTCATTACAAAGAACTTTAGATTGC